GACGAAATTGAACGGCTGCAATCGGCGCTGCGGGTAATGGACGAACGCGCCGCGCTTGCAGGGGAGAAGACAAATGATTGATCTTGATGCGATGGACAAAGACCCGTGGCCGACGTGGCCCTTGGACAAGCAAGAGCTTCGCATGCTGGTTGACGAAATCGAGCGGCTGCGGGCGGCTATCGCGGCGTTAAAGGACAGGGAGACGGTAAATGGTGGAACTCCTCGTGGCGGTGCTGCTGTTCCCAATTGCTGCGGCGATATGGGCGATGGCGCTGTGTCTGGTGTTTCTGATGTATAAATCTTACAAAAAGGAGAAGAAAGAATGAGTATTGGCGTCAATATGATTGACATGATCTTTGTTACGCTTGTTGCTGGGACTGGGTTTGTCTTTGGTGTTTTAGCTATGATGGATCAAAAGGGACACAATGGGAAAGATGCAGAGAACCAAAGGCGCGACCTATGAGCGAGAAATCGTTCACGCGCTTGTAGACCGTGGCTGGGACGCAGCCAGAAACTTGATGCAGACCCGTGAAGGTGGAGCTGACATCATCCTCCAAGACTTCATTCTGGAGTGTAAACGTCGCGCAAAGTTATCCCTCTACGATTGGCTAGATCAGGCAACCTTGGCGGCTAAAGGGCGCAAGCGCCCAGTGGTCGTTGCCAGAGGCGACAGGCGTGAGAGCGTTGTGATCCTGCGTTTGGATGACTTTCTGGACCTGATTGGGGAACGCGATGTGGAGAATTCGAAGGTGCATTTCCCGCCTATGGTGGAAACTGACAAGGCCGCAGCCTCTGGAGCAGATCAGAAAGCTTCAGAAGCAAAAGAAGATAGCTAGGGAGGCTCACAAAGCCTCCAAGCACATAGACAAGAGGATCAGGGCAATCACAACGATGCGCCTCCGAGACTCTGCCGCAAGGATAGGGGACTGACATGGATCACAAAAGAATCCTAGACGATGCCATCAGCACCGTTGATAGCCGGGGTCAGGATTACGGCAACGTAGACGAAATGTTTGAGCGGACTTGTCTGCTCTACAACCTGATGACAGGCGAAAGCATGACGCCTTGGCTGGCTAACATGTTTATGGCTTGCCTGAAGATGTCGAGGGTCAGGGTCAATCGAGCCAAGGCAGACAATTATATCGACTGCATTAACTACCTGTCGTTCGCGGCGCAGTTTGCCCAAGCGACAACAGACCGGGTGGTTGTTTCTATACCCCTGCCGTCAACCGCTGAAGAGTGGATTGACCATAAGATCAGGCGAGCAGCCAAGATGGCTGTTGCCGCTAAGGAAGAGGAGCCTCAGCCATGATCCTTGAAACCGTTTTTATCGTGCTGGCAGTGGTGGGTGGTCTCATCTTTATCATCTCCAAAGTGGATGGAAATCAATGAAAGTTTTTATCGCAACGCCTATGTACGGCGGCATGTGCACGGGCATGTACGCGCAATCCATGCTTCAGCTTCAGCCTGCGCTCCAGTCCAACAACATCGGTGCAATGGTAAGCAGCATGTACAACGAAAGTCTTATTACCCGCGCTCGCAATTCGCTGGTGAATGGCTTTCTGAAAACAGACTGCACCCATCTCCTGTTCATTGATGCCGACATTCGGTTTGCAGCGGATGACGTTGTGGCTTTGCTGAAAGCCGACAAGGATGTGATCTGCGGCATATACCCCAAGAAGGAAATCAACTGGCAGATGGTCGAGAAGGCCGTCATGGATGACGTTGATGTTAACAGCCTGAAACGGTACACGGGGTCGTTCGTCATCAACCTTGTGGACTATGCGTCTACCGTAACGGTGCCTATGCACGAGCCGCTGGAGATATGGAACGGCGGCACGGGCATGATGGCAATCAAGCGGGAGGTCTTTGAAAAGCTCAAAGAGAGCGTCCCGTCTTACAGCAATGACGTTGTTGACCTGTCTGGGAACACGCCTGTCGGTGAAAAGATTTACGAGTTCTTCGCTACCAGCATCGAACCTGAAACCAACCGCCTGCTGTCAGAAGACTACCATTTCTGTCGCATCTGGAGGCTTCAGGGGGGCAAGATTTACGCAGCCCCTTGGATGAATTTGGGCCACGTTGGGACGTATGTCTTTGAGGGCGAGCTTATCAGGACAGAAGAGTCAAAGCCCGCTTCCGAACTCGCTCAATCCGAGAAGCCCAGCCCCGGCCAAAAGTCTTAAAGCCGGATAGGGTCTTCAACCATTCCAGCCTGTCATTGCAAAAGGCATTGATAAGCTCTGCGGGATCATCAGAGTGGATGGCGTCTAAGGTCTTTTGACCAATGATGCCATCCGCAGCCACCGCGCAGACGCGCTGGATGAAGCGAGCAGCCTGAGCTGGTCCACTGTTCACAGCCATGTCAAAGACGCAGTAATCGACGCCAGAGGGCAACCCGTCGCCTTTGATTCTTGCCCAGTAGCGGGACTGGTAGAACGGCTTCACCATGCCCATTGTGAGAGCTTTCATGCTGCTCTCAGCTACCGAATGGCCTATGTACTCCTCCCAAGCGGCCTGCGTGACGCCCATGTTCGTCGCGCCACCCTTGTCGCGGGGGTCGTTCACAAACCCACCTTCTTCTTTCATCAGCCACTGAAAAGCGGCTTCCCAGTTCTTGTTCATTTGGAAGCTACGCCCTTGATCTTTTCATAGGTTCTCATGCCGCCCAGACCCAGCATCGCGAAGACTAGCTGCCAGAGCGTTTCGTCCAGCTTGGGAGGGGTCGCCAAGGGGATGTGGAGGGTTAGGGCTAACCACATAATGAAAGGAGCAGCAACATACTGATAAGCAAGAGCAAACCCACAGACCCACCCAATGAAAGGACGCCAGCCAGAAACAAACACAGAAGGGTTAGCAGCCTCAACAGCGTTAACATCTGTTTGTCCCTTGTCCCACAACTGAAGGGCCGTCCTCAAGTCAGACTCAGCCTTAGCGCGAGCTTCAGGATCAGGCACAAACTTGTTCAGAACCTGTAGGCCCGCCGCGATGGCATCATCTATCCCAAAGCTCATTTGTCAGCTTTCCCGTCTAGCTTGTCAAAGATGCGCTCGAACATGATTTCGATGCGCTTCATCGTTTCTCCGTATTCGTTCTTCTGGACGTAATTTGAAGGCAAATCGACTTCAATTTCATGAAGGTCACGCCGAAGCTCAGACACAGCCTCCCAGAGCTGGCGACCGAACCAACCCAACCCAGCCATAAAAGCACTGAGACCTATGTTTATGAGATTCTGCATATCCATTTAGCGGCATCCCCAACGTCTCCTTGCCGCCTTGCCGCGCTCACCCTTCCAGCTACGGGAGCGAGCGCAGAATGACTTATGGCGAGGGTTGTTTTTGTCCTTGGTAGGAGCCTTGAGCTTGCTACCGGTTGCGCGGTTGTATTTGGCGCGTCCCTTCGCCGTTAAACCACTGCCGCGCTTGACCGGGAGCTTTTCCCCCCGGCCAACCGATAGCGATGGTTTCTTGTCAGTCATCAGAGACCTTCCCCCGGCGTGAAGTAGCACTCGGATGCCGCTTCTCCGATAAAAGCGATGTAAATGCTGGTGTTCGGGCTGAATTGATAAGGTATCGTAAACACCCTAATCGTGCCGGGAACAGAGACCAGCGAGTATTGCGGGGTCGCATTTGCCGGGGCAGAAACCGTCACGTTAGACAGGTTGCTCACCACAAAATACACAGGCTGACCACCTGCGCCTGTTGGCTGATGGTTAGCCACGCAAAGCTGGTTGCATGGGCTGTCAGACGTAACGGTAATGGTCTGGCTGGAGGTTGTGACGTTTGCCTTGTACGTCTTCCCCTGAGCCTGAAAAGCGATGTTATTGCCCATCAGACGCAACCCTTCTCCGGCTTTCCAGTCGGGCTGTTTTTGAAGTCGTTGGGGCGGTCAGAATGATTCCACACAGCCTGATATCCTCCAATAGGATACTTGCCGGGGGTAAAGGTTCCGCCGCCATACCCATAGCCGTCACGCGGCTTCTGAGGGCGAACAGGGATGGAATGAGCGCCCAAGCCGGGGTA